CGAAATTAAAACTATTTGGGGTTCGTTATTATTTGAATATGAATGTGAAAACAACTCAGTAAAAGAAACGGTAATTAATGCCATTAAATCAGGTGCAGACCTGATCGATGCAAACCTGAGCGATGCAGACCTGATCGATGCAAACCTGAGCGATGCAAACCTGAGCGGTGCAAACCTGATCGGTGCAAACCTGAGACGTGCAAACCTGATCGGTGCAAACCTGATCGGTGCAAACCTGAGACGTGCAAACCTGATCGGTGCAAACCTGAGCGATGCAAACCTGATCGGTGCAAACCTGATCGGTGCAAACCTGAGACGTGCAAAAATAAATGAGAATACAGGATATTTTAATATTTCTTGTCCTGAGGAGGGTTCATTTATTGCCTTTAAAAAAGCATCTGGTAAAATAATAAAACTGTTAATAACAGAAACATCAAAAAGAAGTTCAGCAACCTCTTTAAAATGTCGTGCATCAGAAGCTAAAGTATTATCATTTGAAAATTTAGATGGTTCTGAATGTCAGTTAACTGAAATTGCATCAAATTACGATTATAAATTCATTTACAAAATAGGTGAAACGGTAACAGTAGAAAACTTTGATGACAACCGATGGAATGAATGCTCGACAGGTATTCACTTTTTTACTTCTAAAGAACAAGCAAAACAATATAATTAAAATCAAATCACATGAAAAACTTAATCGAATTTTTATCAGACTTTATGAATGTATGGACGTTAATTTACGTAGTTTTAATCCTGTTCTTTGCTATCCTAGCAATGGTATTCTTTAAACGTCTTAAATCAGCGAAAAAGAAGCTAAAAGACTATAAGTTTTACAATACCGTATCGGCTCAGACTATTGAAGATTACGATAACCAAATCAAGTTGCAAGACTGTGAAATTGCAGAGCGTAAAAAGTATTTTGAGGATGCAATAGTAGAAATTACTAAATTGACAAGCGAAAACAAATTACTCAAATCATGCAATCAAGACAATTTAAAGTCTATCAAATATTGGAAAGAAAGAGCCTTACACCAAAAGCATACTAAAAAAGTGGTTGAATCCATTAATTCTGATTTATGGGAATGTATCAATGATCAGGATTACATGAAAGAATTATTCAACATGAATAACAGGTATAAGGAATTAAATATTAAATCAAATAAAGATAATTTATTATTTCTTATTGGAAACGACAATGCTTCATATTTAGTTTACAAAAAAGACTTTAAACTAGTACAACTATGAGCCGGAATAAGAAGTTCAAAAACGAACCAAATACCCACGAAAATTGCATCCACGAACAAGCAACAGGTTCATCCAGAGATCGAGCCTTAAAGTTGCTTAAAATGTGCAAAGAACGTGAATCAAAACGCAAACATAAGATTGTAATTATTGACAGCAAAACTTATTTGCTGAAAGCGATATAGATTTTACTTTAAATTGTAGTATATGTCAGAAGTAAATATTACTTTTGTATATGCTACAATTTGGAAAACACATAGTCGATTCATTTCAAACAATATCTATCAAACGTGATAGACTTCCGGTTGTAGCAAACCAAAGATTTAACCATGTCCATTTATTTGGGCGTGGTTTTATCATTTTATTGCGTGGTTATGCTCGAAGTCTTACTCCACAAACAGACTCCTTATTCTGCAAAAAGACCGGAACTTCACATGAATATATTTTATCAAGTACAACCAGTTGGCGCAATGTGGACAACTCACAACGTCAGACGTAATCCTATTTTTTAGTCACTTGATAAAACGAATGGCAGTACGGATACTGTTTTTATGATTGAGGTAGGAAAAACTAAAAAGGTAGTCAAAAAAGTTTTTCAACTGTTTTCTTTAATATTGATCTAATTTTAAACAGATCGAAGCTATTAAGATTACGGATATAAAGTTGTATGAGAATAAATGAAATAAACTTTCAAATGATGTTTTATAGCATAGGTTTAAATTAGATCAAACGACTAATAATGAATATTTTTGTTTCAGTATTAATCAAGTAAAACAAACCAAATGAAAATCACAGCAATTGAATTAAACGAATCGGAATTGAAACAAGTATTTGATTATTTAGTTTCAAAGTTTAACACCGAAGATCAAAAACAATCACTTCAGTTTGATCTATCAGAATTAAACGGATTTGAAAATGTTGATAATATCAATATCGAAGCTGAATTGAAACTTTCAACTTACTATTCCGACAAAGACGAAAACAACCAAACATATATTGAAGATCGTTATTGTGATTTTAAAATGACTTTCTTTTATGATGGCGAGGAAATTAAAGAAAATTTCGACAAAGTATTTGAAATGATTGCAAAGTATTATGAAATCTAAAAATAACTAAACATGGAAAATCAAAAATTAAACCTGTTTGAGAAAATACAGGCAGTATCAAACGAAGTAAGAAACATATCAAAAGATATGACTGTTGGAAGTGGTTCTTACAGTTATAAAGCCGTTAGTGATATTGACGTTACATTAGCGGTCAAAGACGCTGAAACTAAGTTTAAACTTGTTTCTATACCTATCAAACAGGAACTTGTAAATTCAGAAGTTATCCGTATTCAAAAGAAAAACAACGAAGAAGGATTGACTTATGTAGATACGATCAAAATGACTGTTAAGATTATTGATTTGGAAGATACAACACAATCAATTGAAATTGAATCTTTCGGCAAAGGTATTGATTCGGGTGATAAAGGATTTGGCAAGGCTTCAACCTATGCAAGAAAATACGCTCTTTTAAATGCTTATAAAATTGCAACAGGTGAAGACCCAGACGGCGAAAAATCAAAAGAAACAACAACCGCAAAAACACCGTCAGAAAAAAGAGTATTAGTTGAAAACTATCTATTGAAAAACTCTGAAACTTGCCAAAAGATTTTACAGCACTTTAATGTTGGTGAACTTTCAGATATTACAGAGAAAGATATTTTAGTGATTTTCAAAACTTACTCTGAAAAGAAATTAATATGAACCTAACAATCGGAAGCGGTGATATTTCTGCCTTAATGTCAGGAATACATACGAAAGGATTTGGCGATTTAATGAGGAAATTTGTTGATGAATACAAACCTTATTATAACGCTTTGGCAAGTCCGATAGATGCACTAAGAACAGGCGCAATACTTGAACAGAACTACTTAAAACTTCTTTCAGATGATTACTTTATCCAGTATAAGGTAACCAATAAAGAAATGGACGTTTTCACATCAAGCATAGATTTTGCAAAAATAAACGGTGGTAAGGTAATTGATTTTGATGAAATGAAAACTATTCATTTTTCAGACTATATCGGTTTGATTATTCCAATGTTAGGACTTGATGAAAAAGCACAAAAAGAAATGATTCTAAAGAACTTTAAAAAATACTATTATCAAGTTCAAGTTCAATTATTTTGTGCCGAATTGGAAAGCGCAAATCTTGTCTTTGTTTCAGTTGATTCTTACAATGATGAGGAAAACTTTGCTAGGGAAATTCAGGAAAACGAATGTTCAAAGTTTAGGGTTTATCGGGATGAAAAGATCATTTCAGAAATAACTAAAAAAGGCGAAATATTCCAGACAATCAAAAACTATTTTAAGTAATGTCAGAATCTAAACCATACAACACCGGAACGTCAGATGGCTATATTCAGGCGTTAGATCAACTGCACTACTTTAAAAGTATATCAGCTACCATTGAGATAAAGCAAGTAAAATTAACACGCTCAAACACTCAAAATAGAGCTATTTATCTTTACTTTACCTTTGTCGCTGAAACACTAAATAATCATGGTTTATATTTCCAGACTATTGATCTATTTAGTCATCCGTTAGAAATGCAATGGGATAAAGATTTAGTAAAGCAATTTATCTGGCTACCTATCCAAAAGACCTTATTTGATATTGAAAGCACGACCAAGTTAACAACGACTGATATTAATACTATTCTTGACGTTTTAACTAACCATTTCGCAAAACTTAAGCTATCAGTTAGCTTTCCGAATCAATTCGATTACTACCTAAAACAAATAGGTTATTAAAAACTAAAACTATGACAGACTTTTTTGATGATGACTACGATGATCGATACGAAGATGATAATCCAGACTATTACCAATGTATGTGTTGTGGAAATATACAACAATCAAGTCAGGATTGCAATCATTGTTGCGGGCCAGTTATTGGTAAATTTATTTAGAATAACTGTTTTTAAACATACACCAATATTCTTTAAACCAGAAAGTAAAAATTAACTTTGAAAACAATTTAAAACTAAAACGACATGAAAAACCAAACATTAAAAAACAGATTAGTATTTTTATTAAAAAATGATGTAATAAAGTTTAATAGATATATGAGATTTTCATTATCAATTAAATGGAACTTTGAGTGTAATCTGAAATATGCTAATCTGGAATTTGCTAATCTGGAATCTGCTAATCTGAAATCTGCTAATCTGAAATTTGCTAATCTGGAATCTGCTAATATGAAATCTGCTAATCTGGAATCTGCTAATCTGGAATCTGCTAATATGAAATCTGCTAATCTGAAATCTGCTAATCTGGAATCTGCTAATCTGGAATTTGCTAATCTGAAATCTGCTAATCTGGAATCTGCTAATCTGGAATTTGCTAATCTGAAATCTGCTAATCTGAAATTTGCTAATCTGAAATTGGCTAATCTGGAATTTGCTAATCTGGAATCTGCTAATCTGGATATGTCATGCTTTCCGTTATGGTGCGGTTCATTAAAAATGAAAACAGACATTAAAATCAGAACTCAGATTGCCTTTCATTTTGCATCACTTATTTCAAGTTGTGACAATTCAACCGATGAAGAAAAACAGATTTACGCTAATATTTTAGAGTATGTAAATAAATTTCATCGTCAAGGTGTTGAACGATTAAAAGTACTTGAAAATGAGCAGTAAAAAATCAATATTAATCAAACAGATTCAACAACTTCAAGGAGTTGAAGCAGTGGAGCTAATAATGGTCGAACCATGCGAAGATAATTATATGCGATGCCATATATATTTCGATCCTGAAACGGTTGTTGATAGATTAACACCGGAAGAGGTCGCACTAAGGAATTACAATTCTACGGTTAAACGTGGATTGATAAATTCTGAAACTACAAAGCAAGACTTTATAGATAAAATGAAAGAGGAAATTTTAGAACTTGAATTAGCTTTATTGAATAACGATAAGTTTAATGAAAACGAAGAACTTTCAGATATTAGTCACGTTTGCGATGCTTATGCTTTAAATTACGGAATAGATTTGCAATCCGAGAAAGAATCAAAGATGCGTTATAACGAAACAAGAACTGATTAGTGTTTTATAACACATACAATTAACATTCAACTAAATTCATTAAAAGTATTTTTGTAAAATATTAATAACGACTAAAATTAAAACATGAACAAAGAATTAACCTACGAAGATTTTTTAAAGACCAAACAAAAGCAAATTATTGAATCAGGTTTTGATATTGATGAATCAGAACTTAATCCGATGCTTTTTGACTTCCAGAAGTTTACAGTTAAGCGAGCATTAAAATCCGGCAAGTATGCAATTTTTGCCAATACCGGACAGGGTAAAACACCAATGCAACTTGAAATTGCTCATCAAGTATTTTTAAAGACACAAAAACCTGTTTTAATTTTAGCACCTTTGGCAGTTACCGGACAAACAATCGAGCAAGGTGTTAAGTTTGGAATTGAAGTAAAATGGTTTACAGAAGATTCAAATATCAGTATTGCTAACTACGATCAACTTGAAAACATTGATACTGAAAAATATGGATGTGTTTGTCTGGATGAAAGTTCTATCCTAAAAAACGAACAAGGCAAGTTTAGAAACTTACTGATTGATACATTCAAAAAGACTCCGTATAAATTCTGTTTTTCAGCAACACCTTCACCGAACGATCCGATGGAACTTGGCAACCATAGCCAATTATTAGATGCTATGACGTACAATGAAATGCTTGCCATGTTTTTTGTTAATGATATGCAATCAACTCAAAAATGGCGGTTAAAAGGTCATGCAATTGATAAATTTTATGAGTTTGTTAGTACATGGTCTATAATGTATTCACACCCTAAAGATATTGGATTTGATGCACCCGGATTTGATTTACCAGAACTTGAAATAGTAGAATTGCAAGTTTCAACTCCACTTCCAGACGGTGTAATGTTCCCGGGTATTGCGGTTAATGCAACTGATTATAATTCATCACTTCGGGAAACTGAAACAGAACGAATTAAAAAGACTATTGAAATTATAGAGTTGCTTCCAAAAACTGAACAGATTATTGTTTGGACAAAACAGAATGATGAAGCTAAAAACATCTATAAACAATTAACTGCACTTGGTTATGACTGTCGCAATGTTCAGGGTTCAGACTCCAATGAAAAGAAAGAAAAAGACTTACTTGGATTTGCTCACAATGATTTTCAAATATTAATCACAAAACAGTCTATTGCTTCTCAGGGATTAAATTATCAAAATTGCGGAATACAAATATTCGATTCGATTGATTTTAGCTTTGAAGGAACTTATCAGGCGATGAGAAGATCGTGGAGATTTGGAAGAAAGGAAAAAGTAACTTGTTACATGGTAACTACCGACCGGATGATTAATGTTCTGAAAATATTACAGGATAAGCAAAAATCATTTGAATCAATGCAATTAAACATGGTCAAAGCTGTAACTAAAAATTTAAATAATAAACTAACAAATTATTCAATGAACTCAGAAGATTTAAAATCAGATAATTTCTGGTTAATGCGTGGTGACTGCGTACAAAGGATTAAAGAAGTATCGGACAACTCAGTTGATTTAATTGTGTTCAGTCCTCCGTTTGCAGATTTATACACATACTCGAATTATATTGAGGATATGGGCAACGTATCGGGATATGATCAATTTGTTGAACAATTCAGGTATTTGGCTAACGAACTTAAAAGGGTAATTAAACCCGGACGTATTATTGCAATTCATTGTATGAACTTACCTACTCAAAAAGGTAGAGATGGATTTATCGGATTAAGACGTTTCCCTGACATGATCAGCGATATGTTTGAATCAATCGGTATGTTTTTACATTCAGATTTTACTATCTGGAAAGATCCACTTTTGGCAGCTGTACGAACAAAAACAATCGGATTAGCTCATAAACAGGTTACCAAAGATATGAGTATTATTCGTGCCGGAATTGCCGATCGTGTGCTTTGTTTTAAGACAAAAGAACAGAACGAAGTGCCGATTCAGTTGGATGATATCCGGTTCACTTATTACGTTCCAATGCACCAATTCGATGAGTTTCCGAGAGATGTTAACGGATTCAATGAACATTGGGGATATGATCAGGAAAGTAAATATTCAAAAACAGAACAGTACTCTCATCAAGTTTGGCAGCGTTACGCTTCGCCTGTTTGGATGGATATTGACGTAACAAATACGCTTCAATGGATGAACGCAAAAGCAAATAACGATGAAAAGCATATTTGCCCACTTCAATTAGGAGTTATTGAGCGCATTATTTTGCTGTATTCTAATCGTGGCGAAACCGTTTTATCTCCGTTTGGTGGTATTGGTTCAGAAGGTTATCAGGCTCTTAAAATGGGCAGAAAATCAATATCAATCGAGTTAAAAGATTCTTACTTTGAAATTAATAAAAGAAACCATTTGACCGCTGTTGAGCAAAATGGACAGTTATCAATGTTTTAAAACTCAAATATGTAACCAAACCAGAACAATGACCAGATAAGAAGCAACTCAATTCGCCTTGAAGTCACTTTTCTATCTGGTCATTCGCTAAAACTTTAAACATGAAACAAAAAGATAAATTAACCAAAATAGCCAGAATATTAATAAATCCTGACTTATCAGAAGATGAAAAGTTAGAACAAATCAAAGCTATTTGTTTGATCGAAGTAAAATCCAGATTGGTACCTGTTAAAGAGTTTAAATATCGTATTGATCAGGTCGAGGATCGTATTAAGAAAGAATCAGGATTTACGGTCGATCAGATTAATAAATTAACTGGAAGGGAATGTATTTGGCGACAAATGGCGCATTATATGGCATGGAAACATACTAATCAATCATTAAAGGCAATCGGTCAGTATTTCGGCAAAAAGGATCATTCAACCGTTCTCAATTCAGTTAAGGTAATTAGCAACTATTTAGAAACAGATCGAACATTCAGGGAACAATATCAGGACTTTTTAAATAACTAAAATGGAACAGATATTATCGGAGTTAATTAAAGATAATCCTGTAATAATTGAGGTCGAAAAACTACCAGATTTTTATAAATTTACAATGGCTCAAAAAGATTACTATTCTTTTCGATATGAGTATATTGATCAATTAGTAAAAATCACTTTAACAGGAAAAGACATAATAATAAAAGTCAATGAAAAATTACACTAAAACTTATTACCAGTTTTTTAAATATGATCTATGTGATTTTATACATTGCGAAATTTGCGGTAAAAATTCAACTGACATTCATCATATTTTAGCCAGATCACAACGAAAAGATTTAGAAAATGACATTATTAATTTAATGGCAGTTTGTCGGGATTGCCATATTGAATATGGAGACAAAAAACAACACATCGAATATTTACAAAACATTCATGCAGATAAAATTAGTAGGGTTACCAAAGATAAGTCTTAACGATTGGTATTCCGGTGGTCATTGGTCTAAACGCAAAGCAATTAAAGATAAATACTATTGGATCATAAAAAGCCAGTTTAAAGACGTTTTAAGCAAGTCTAATCAATATCATGTATCTTATTCATTCTATTTCAAGTTAA